TTCTTAGTGAACTCACACCAAACGGTGTATTCATTCCCGGCATCAGATGTCGATGGGATAACAAAAAGTACATCACCAGAATAACCAGATGCTGCTGTATTTGTTAAACCGCCAAAGCCACTAAAATCAAACGAATTGTCATAAGACAATGTCAGAAAAGTAACATCGGTGCTTGCATCCCAATCTAAAGAAGCGGGTGCATCAGGAGCGCCGCTAACTGTATACCAAATCTTTTTTAAGGTAACAGTAGAACAAGCGGTTCCATCTGGAGCAGCATTTAATGCAGAAACATCAACTAATGTTGTGCTGCTTGCACTTCCATCTGATAAGACTGAAGCATAAACAATAAGTGTTTTTTCTCCATCAAACTGATTAGTGGGACCTGTGACTGTATTAGCCATGCGTCACCTCCTTATGCGTCAGCGAATGGAGTAACTATTGTTCCTGATCCAAGAATAATGCCTTCGACAGCATACTTAGCAGAAGCCATTGCAGTACATTTTACAATACTACCAGCTAGTCCGCCTTTAGTGCTTCCATTCATAGTAATGACATCATTGCTTGCGCCAGAAATAAAAGTTTTACCTGTTGCATCATCTACACCAGTATATAGACCGCCAACGAACTTATCTGTTCCATCGGTTAGTATGTCCATATCTGTTGCGGCTGTAACAACAACAAATGTAAATGTAGCACCTAAATTATTTAACTGATTTGGATCATCGTCCGCACCAGGAGCGGTTGCGACAATAGAAGGCAAAGTAAATTTACCGTCTGCGTCATTTGTTATTAATACTTTACCAGCATGCGCTGCAACTGTAATTGTTGTGTCAGCAGTTAGGCTAACTACGTTAGCGTTTCCTGCCGAAATAAAACCAGCCAATGATTGAACTGGTCCTGAAAAGGTTGATTTTGCCATAATTAAGTCTCCTTAATAAGTCCTACCGTCTTGGCATTGTCTGCTAGGTCAGTCTGTAGGACAAGTTTACCCTAGAAAAGTGTGCCGGGTTGAGTAAGAAACCCCCGGCGAGGTTCCATTTCACTGGTTAAGCGCCTTGTGAGCCATAAATGCCACGAGGGTTGCTCCAACCGAAGCTGTATCGCTCTCTAGCCTTAAAGCGAACATTTCCGGTGTCAAAATCACCTTCCATGTTTGTGCTTATAGGCGTTCGCACGAAATGCTTCATTCCGTCTGGGCAGTCAGTCAAGATAAAAAATGCATCAGTATCAGTTAGGAAATGATTGACGGCATAGCCTTCAGGAATCATTCCCATATTTTTGATTGCATTAATATCGTTGTCAGCTGTTCCAACACGGCCTGGAGTTTCGAGCAAGCGATCTGCTACGAATTGAAGTTGTGGCGGCACAATTAGCTTCATCCCCTGAAGTGCTAGTGTTAAGTTACGATCATCAACAAAAGTTGAAATAGTAATTAACGCATCTTCAAGTGACGTTTCGTTCAAGTCAACTTGGGTACTAGGTGTGTTTGAGTAAGTTCCTCCACCCGCAAGAGTATGTGCACTGTTTACCAGTGATACTCCATCTCCACCCGTGTAACTAGAGCTAAATGCATTGTTTAAAACATTAGCAGCTTTGACTTGCTTAGTGTGTGCCATACTTCTAGCTAATGCTTTAGTATAACGAGCACCAAGTCTGTCATAGAGGTTATCCTCTACAGCTTCTTCTGTTAATGCAAATGCAAGTGCAATAGTTTCATGGGTGTAACGAGCAGTAAAGCCTTCATAGGCTGTGTCAAACTCAACACCATCTCCCTCACGCTTCACGGGGGCATTTCCGAAACCTGAAATAAGAACTTCTTCTTCAAAAGCTCTGTCTGAGTTTTCAGCTTCAAAAATTTCCTCGTGTTCATTCTCATAACGAGAATATTCCATGCCGAAAAGAGCATTTAAACCAGGTTCTAGTTCTTTAGTGAGCTGTGCTCTTGAAATAGCCATTAGTTATATCTCCTTTATGCTAGACCAACTTGAGCCTGTCTATACAGATGGTTCTGTATTAAACAAAGCACATTGGTGTTTGCACTTCCGACGTCGGAATTCTGAGGGTCTGTAGATATACCGATTGCTTTTAGTGGCAACGTTGCTGTAGTAGCACCAGTTGTCACATCAAGCTCAACATTAGAACGACCACTTTGGGTTGATCCGACTGTGGATTGATCCACAATGTCGAAATTACCCCAAAGATCCGCTACTGGCATAGCGGCATCGGCTTGTACTTCATAAACGACGTAAGGGTCGTCAATGATAAAACCAACTGCATCAGTTGCAGCATTGCCTGGCCAGTAATTACTCCACGTTGGTTTACTTGTAGTGGGGTCTGTGTAGTAACAACCATTGAACACACCAATGATGATGTCGCTTGTAGCGCCTCCACCATCAGCACGAGCGATACGAGTAATCGTACCACCTGTCCCTTGAGTCACAATGTCACCCATGTAAATCTTCGTAGTATAAGCTGTCGCACTTGTCGTAATCCTATATCTAGATTGACCTCCGTTGAACGGTGAACCGCTAACATGCTTGGCTGGACGCAAACCAAATGCGGCGTCTTTATTTGCCATAATTAACTTCTCCGATCACGAGATTAAAATTCAGTAGCTCTAAAAGGTAATTATATTTCATTACTTCTTAGAGTTACCACCAAAAGTAACCCTGGATTGCCGATTGTTTGTAATTGGCATTGCAGGATGTTCTTCACGCATAAGGTCATTATCAACTGCATTCATTTGATTGGTTGTTTTTTGTTCAAAGTACCGATTTCTTTCTTCGGCAATTGAATCATCAATCTTACAAAGCATGAGTCCACCAATCCCAACAACACCTGCGTGTTTGCCGTGATCAATGGTTGGCACATCAAATTCTGGAATTTCTTCCGGCTTGACAGGCTCCCATCCTTCTCTAAATCGTTGCATGACATTCTTTCGATCTTCCTGGCCTCTTACATCGGTACGAACCCAACGGTATCGCATTCCTGGAGGAGGCTCCGGGGTTTTCAAAAGAGATGGCGGTTCCCAAGGGCGTCTAGCCTCTTGAGTCTCGCGTGTTTCTGAACTTCGAGAAGTTCTGTCAATTTCAACGTTTTCTTCGATTTCAACTTTATCATTCATGAGTTATCTAACCTCGCTTTGTGAACTGCATAATCTTTGAAAGAAACTCCTAGACGTTTAGCTAACTGCTGCTCGCTAGGTGTCAACTCTACCTGATTACGATTTTTCCTGCGCCCATTTGAGTTACTGCGTGATGGTGAAGCGACGGTTTGGACGGGTTTTCCGTCAGCTTCCACGTTATCTTGAAACTTGTTAGGCAATTCTTGCCTCATTCGTTTATTAATCTCAGAGTAATAGTCCTCTGACTCTGTGTCAAATCCTTCTTGTGCCAATTGTTCGTGAACAGCAATTGCAACATTGGTCATAACTGGGTCTTGCCCAAACCAAGTATTATCATTAGCCCAACTTTGTGCTTTTTGTGAAGGCTGTTGATAAACAGGTTGAGAAGCATTTTGGTTCTGCTGTTGTGCACTTATTCTTTGTTCTTGAATATACGCTTGTTGCTCTGCATTGTATTGTTCCATTTCTCGATTGTATGTTTCGAGTTGTTTTTGATACTGATCATAAGCCACTTTATCGGCAGAAGCCGTAGCCAATATTGATTGAGCCTCTGCTATCTTTTCAGCTTCGCCTTCCTCCATTGCTTTTTGCAAAGCAATTTTAGAAGCTTCTAGTTGAGATTCAACTCTTGCGCCAAATTCAGCGCCATAACTTTGAGATATTTGTGCTTGTTCATTTTTAAGTTTTTTGTTTTCTTCAGCAATTTGTTTGGCATATTGAAGCGCCTGAAGTTCTCGGCGTTGATAATCTTTGGCCTGTTTAACGGCTTTATCAATTCTGTTTTGTGCCAACTTAGCTCTTTTTTCAGCTTCGTTTTCTATGCTCTCTGCTTGTTTTTCAACATGAGGACTTGTTTTAAAATCTTCTTGAACCGTTTCTTCTTCTATGGACGAAAGCCCTTCTAAGTCTTTTCCTTCGAGTTCAATAAAAGTTGATTCTTCTAATACTTCTTCATTGGCTCTTTTGCCTTTTGGCAATGCAGCCTTTTCAATTTTTTCATCAGTAATTTCTGGTAATTGTTCTGCCATGTCTTGCTCCGATTATAGGCTCTGGATGTCGTCAGGATCTAAAATGGTTCCAATGACTTCGTCGTCGTTAATGATTCTAACTTCTCCGCCATCGTCTAGTCTGAATCGAGCGCCTGCATATCGGCCAATCAAAACCCAGTCCTTTAATGTGCACCAAGGTTCTCCGCCAAATTTGTTAGAGTCTTTGTATGCCAACGGACCGACTTTTAACACATAAGCCACCACGGTTGCTAAAGCTTCTCTATCTACAAGCGTATCGGGTAAAACAATGCCTCCTTCTGTGACGCCTTTTCCTTTGTATGGCAACACCAATAAACGCCAACCCGTTGGATCGGGCATTCGTTCTAGTAGTGAGCTGTCAATAAGGGAGGGGTCAAGGACTCTTTCTTGAGGTTCGATGTAGGCATCTTGAATAGATGCTTCACCGTTTGTTTTGCTTTCCTCTATTTTCTGCGCTTCTTTTTGAGCCTTGCGTTCGGCTTCTATGTGTTGGGGGACTGCTAAGTCACTCATCAAAACTGTCTCCAGTTGTTTTTTGCAACACTTCTTTTACATCATCCTCAAAGGAGCGAAGTGCCGTCAACTCTCCAATAAGAAAACGATAATCTTCCATCGTTTTTATTGAACCGCTAGACAGATGATCAGAAATCTGGTCTTGTCTGTTTCGCAATTCTTTTAGAATATACTCTGCTAATCTTAATCCGTCCACTTTTTTTTAAATGTCGTATGGACCGCCTTGACCTATAAACAATCTATCGTTATATTCTTTTATGGGAGGCGGAAGATCTTTTTGAATCTCGCTAATAAGAGTTGGATCGTATGTGATTTGATTCCCTTGATTTACAGGATTCATATTTCTCAAAGAATCAGACAATCGTTGTTCAATCAACGCTTCAATGTCTGTCATATTAAGATTCCCGGTTTTTTGAACCCTTCCTTCTAAAGCGTTTAATCTTGACTGCAATCCGCTTGGGTCAAACATTGGCATTTGCCTATTTTGTAACGCATCTATTTGACTTTGTAAACCGCTTGGATCAAACATTTGTCTGTTCTCTAAAGTTCCTAATCTTGACTGAAGTCCTGTAGGGTCAAATGGCGTATAAGATGGCATTTGTCTATTTTGTAACGCATCTATTTGACTTTGCAATCCGCTTGGGTCAAACGGTGTAGGTGTAAATGCTGGCATTTGTCTGTTTTCTAGTGCATCAATTCTTGACTTTAATCCAGATGGATCAAACATTTGTCTGCCTTCCAAGTCACCAATTCTTGATTGTAATCCGCTTGGGTCAAATGGTGTAAAAGAAGGAGTAGGCCTTTCTTCTTCAATAAACTCTCTTACAGAAGGCGCAGGATCTTTCTTAAAATCTTGTGAAGCTTGGCTGGCTTCCCAAGCTTGAGTAAGAGGGTTTTGAGAATACTTTTCAAATATATTTGCTCTTTGGTTAGCAAATAATGGTCCAGTGTTCAACCTATCCAAATCTTCTTTAGACTGAATCGACATTGGATCCGTCTGCATTATGTTCCTAAAATTCTGATTAAACTCTTCTATTGGAATAGGCGTTGGAGTATTATCTACATCAAAATTTCTTAACTCATCAATACTAGGCATCGGCGTATTTGGATCCATCTGCGGAAGTTTATTAGAATATCTGTCTCCTGTTATTGGATCAGGAATAGGATCTCGTCTTGGATCCACTGTCATCTGCCCAACACTAGGTGGGCTTTGTTCAATCGAAGTCATTTCAGGTCGTTTAGGTTGATACGGCAAGTCTTGCAATGACTGAGATGGCATTTGGCTTTGCATAGGAATCAAAGAATCATAACGAGGAAATCTTTGCATTGGAGGGGGTGACATCATAAACGGATTAAAACCTCCGCCCATTCCACCACCGTAACCGCCGAATCCGCCCAATCCACCGAATCCGCCCAATCCTCCGCCAAACATTGGCATTCTGGGAAAAGGATTGTAAAAAGGCATTCCGCCTGA